CGCCATGGCATCTGCTTGACGAAAAAATCGTCGAGTTCCGTGGCAAAGAGAACCAGTCTTACACGCCCGTAGGTATCTCTGTTCTTGACTACTATCAGCTGTATCGCAAATTTACGTTCGGTAATCAAGAGTCATACAAACTAGATTACATCGCCAGCATCGAAATTGGTGAAAAGAAAACGGACTACTCAGAGTATGGTAATCTGCTTGAGTTGTATAAGAACAATTTTCAAAAGTTTATCGAGTATAACATCAACGACTGCGTGCTTGTTGATAAGCTCGATGATAAGTTGAAGTTTCTTGAACAGGTTATGGCGATTGCGTATGACGCCAAGGTAAACTACAACGACACGATGACTACTGTTCGTCCGTGGGATGTTATCATTCACAACTATCTGCTCGAGCAAGGCATCGTTATTCCTCAATTCAAAAAGCAGCCCGACTTTGATTCGCTTGTTGGTGGTTATGTTAAAGACCCACGTATTGGTCTTACGCCATGGGTTGTATCGTTTGACTTGAACAGTCTGTATCCGCATCTTATTATGCAGTACAATATCAGTCCAGAAACATTCCGTGGGCGTCTCAATCGTTTCCCGTCGACTGATGAATTGCTAGAAGGCGTAAGCATTCCTAATAAGTTGGACGGTGTGTCGTATACTGCTAATGGTTGTATGTACACCAAAGAGTTCCAAGGTTTTCTACCTGCATTGATGGAGAAGATGTATAATGATCGCGTTCAATATAAACAACAAATGCTTGAAGCAAAGAAACGGTATGAGAAAACGAAAAGCAAAGATGATGAAAAACTCGTCGCGCGATATCACAATATGCAGATGGCTAAAAAGATCCAGCTTAACTCAGCTTACGGTGCGCTCGGAAACCAGTATTTCCGCTGGTTTAATTTCAACCACGCTGAGGCGATTACAACGTCGGGACAGCTTTCTATTAGGTGGATCGAGCAGAAAATTAACGAGTTCTTCAATAAACTCCTCAAAACGAAGAATCAAGATTATGTGATTGCTTCTGACACTGACTCAATCTATGTCACGTTTGAGAAGTTGATTCCTCCAGGCAGTGATGAGCAGCAAGCGGTCAAACTGATTGATGGGTTCTGTGAAAAGAAAGTGCAGCCATATCTTGATCAGTGCTATGCTGAGTTGGCAGAAAAGATGTCAGCATATCAGCAAAAGATGCAGATGAAGCGCGAGACTATCGCCAACAAAGGCATCTGGAAAGCCAAGAAGATGTATATCCTCAATGCGTGGAATATTGAAGGCGTTCAGTTTGATAAACCAAAGTTGAAGATCCAAGGCATCGAAGCTGTTCGTTCATCGACTCCGCATGCGTGTCGCGAGAAGTTGAAAGAGTCATTTGAAATTATTATGAACAAAGACAAAGCAACTCTTGATGAGTTCATTCAACAGTTCCGTGATGAGTTTGCCGACCTACCGTTTGAGGATGTTGCGTTTCCTCGTGGCGTCAAAGGCATGGGCAAGTATCGCGATGGTTCTGCCATTTACAAGAAGGGCACACCGATCCAAGTCAAAGGTGCATTGCTGTTCAACTATATGCTGCAGAAGCACAAGGTGAAGAGCATCCCACCAATCACTGATGGTGACAAGATCAAGTTTGCTTATCTGAAAGTTCCAAACCCTATCAATGATACTGTTATTGCGACTGCAGATTACCTTCCTCGCGAGTTTAACCTCGATAAATACATCGACCGCGATATACAGTTTGATAAGAGCTTCATGGAGCCACTTCGTTCTATCACTGAAGTCCTAAACTGGGATATCGACAACAAAGCCACACTAGAGGATTTTTTCTCATGAAACTAGCTGATGATGATTTTGGTTTCAGTCTTGTCTCTGAAGCAGAGTTAAAAGCTCATGAGGAGATGCTGAAGAAAAAGGTAGAAGAACAGAACAAAGTTGTACAGCAAACTGCGCAGACCGCAACTGAAATTCAAAACAAGCTGGAAGGTTTGCGTGATATGATTATGCCTCTGTTGATCAATTTGCAGAAAGACCCAGATAAAACTTACATCTTTTGGCCAGATAGAGCTGCTAAGATTCAGGCATTCATAAAGAAGGTTAACACCTACGTAGACGGATGATTAACTACCTAGCTTTGCTGGTAGCGTTGGCACTATCTGCTGTGTCCGCGTATTACTCAATTATAGGATTAGCAACCATATTTGCATCTGCTTTTATTCCCGTTGTTCTTATGGGCAGCGTTTTGGAATTAGGTAAACTAGTCACTGCAAGTTGGTTATATAATAACTGGCACCAAGCACCAAAAGTTCTTAAATATTATCTTACATCATCAGTTATAGTTCTTATGTTTATATCAAGCATGGGAATTTTTGGTTTCTTATCAAAAGCACATATCGATCAATCGATAAGTATCAATACAGGTTCAGCCGATCAAATTGTTATTATTCAAAACAAGATAGAATTCGAGAAACAATCAATCGCTGATCTTGATAAGCAAATCGCGCAAATAGATGCCGCTATTAATAAAATGACAGACCGTGGACAGGCGGCAAACTCTTTGAGAGCTGCCGATCAACAACGAAGACAACGCGATATCTTCGTTACTCGCAAGGACACTCATGTCAAAAATATATCCGCACTTACTACCGAGCGAATCAAACTTGAATCAGAAGTTAAGAAGCTCGAAGCGGAAGTGGGACCACTTAAATATATTGCCGAACTCGTTTACGACAATGCTGATGGGAATCAACTGGAAAAAGCAGTTCGCTATGTTATCATCATTATCGTCCTTGTTTTTGATCCTTTGGCTGTGCTTCTATTGATTGCTGCTAATCTTGGTATTAGAAAGTCCTTGACAAAAATGGACGAAAGCAGTATACTTAAAATTGACGATCGCATTATCTAACAGTATGGAGACAACATGTCACTTCGCGATAAACTTATTAAGAACAGTACAATTGAATTAACTTCTACTCTTGCGGATAGCAAGATCTTTACTAAAAAGGATATGATTCCTACCCCAGTTCCCATGATCAACGTTGCTCTTTCTGGTAGCATTGACGGTGGTATCACTCCTGGTCTCACAATGTTGGCTGGTCCGTCAAAGCACTTTAAGACTGGATTTGCTTTGTTGATGGCTTCAGCGTTTTTAAAGAAGTACAAAGATGGCGTTATTCTTTTTTACGATTCTGAGTTTGGTACTCCTCAGTCCTATTTTAATACCTTTGGTATTTCTTTTGATTCTGTTGTCCATACTCCTATTACCGACATCGAAGAACTGAAGTTCGATATTATGAAGCAGATGAAGGATCTTGCTCGTGAAGATCGAGTAATGATTGTTATCGACTCTATTGGTAACCTTGCTTCAAAGAAGGAAGTTGACGACGCTCTTGATGGTAAGTCTGTGGCGGATATGTCTCGCGCCAAACAGCTCAAGTCGCTGTTCCGTATGATCACTCCGCATCTTTCGCTCAAGGACATTCCGATGGTTGTGATCAATCACACCTACAAGGAAATTGGTATGTTCCCGAAGGACATCGTTGGTGGTGGTACTGGCTCGTACTATGGTTCAGACAATATCTGGATCCTTGGTCGTCAGCAGGACAAGGACGCTGACGGTATTCAGGGCTATCACTTCGTCATCAATGTTGAGAAGTCTCGCTACGTTAAGGAAAAGAGCAAGATCCCGATCACTGTTTCCTTCGAGGGTGGCATCAATCGCTGGTCTGGTTTGCTCGATGTTGCACTTGAAGGTGGTTATATCATAAAGCCAAAGAATGGCTGGTATGCTCGCGTTGACAAGGAAACTGGCGAGGTTATGGCTCCGAACATGCGCGCTGGTGATATTGTCGACAACAAGGACTTCTGGGTAAAGGTATTCCAAACGACTGACTTTGCCAAGTATATTGAAACACGTTACAAGATGGCAGTTGGCTCAATCATGACACAAGAAGAGGAAGAAGAAAATGTCTGAGATTGTCGGAGTCTTTACAAATGATAGCGGTAGTAAAAAAGCTACTGTTATAAAATTTGACCATTCAAAGTATATGGTACAATATGAAGAATTGAAAGGACCGACTGGAGATTTAGGTTATATAGAACCTTCACCTAATATACCAAAACAAATGTATACTGCTGCTAAATTGGCTTATGATTTACAATTTGAATCTAAAATACTTGTAACAGGTAGTTCGTCGTTTTCAACTTTACAAGAAGCTAATACAGATGCAGAAAGTTTTGTGTATGAAGACGCTGAGTGAATATGTTAGCGATGATGGTGTTCGTCAAGCCATTATTAGTTTAGAAGATGAAATATTCGTTATTGACTTTTTTGAAAATGGCGAGTATATTAGAACTGAATGCGGTGTTGATATTACGTATCAATCAGCAGTTGATCTAGCCGAAGATTTTGTCCTACACCAGGAGCATAAATGACTTTTGAAAAAGTAATCTTCAATAATCTTGTATTTAATGAAGAGTTTGGTCGAAAAACTATTCCGTTTCTAAAGACGGAGTATTTCCAAGATTACAACGACAAGGTTGTGTTCGATCTAATTGATGCCTATGTAAAGAGGTATAATGGATTTCCTTCTAGAGAAGCATTACTAATCGATCTTACAAACAAAGACAATGTAAACGAAGATGCGTTTAAGAAAGCAAAAGAAATTATCGAGTCAATATCAGAAGAAAAGGATACTGACTTGCAGTGGCTCCTCGACCAGACTGAAAAGTTCTGTCAGGAAAAGGCAGTTTATAATGCCATCATGTCCTCAATTCAGATTTTGGATGACAAAACAGGTAAAACCACGAAAGGGGCAATACCTCAAATTCTCTCCGACGCTCTGGCTGTTTCGTTCGACACGCACATCGGGCATGACTTTCTTGAAGACACAGATGCTCGATATGAGTTTTACCACACCAAAGAAGTCCGCATCCCATTTGATCTTGAATACTTCAATAAGATTACTCAGGGTGGGCTACCTAGAAAAACACTGAACATTGCACTCGCTGGCACTGGCGTCGGTAAGTCTTTGTTCATGTGTCACTGTGCAGCTGGCAATCTTGTGAGCGGATTGAATGTGCTGTACATTACGATGGAGATGGCGGAAGAAAAGATCGCCGAGCGTATCGACGCGAACCTACTCGATACGCCTCTTGATCAATTAATGTTGTTGCCAAAAGACGTTTACGAAAAAAAGGTTGAGCGTATTCGTAAGAAAACTGACGGTAAGCTGATTGTGAAAGAGTATCCTACGGCATGTGCGGGATCTGCAAACTTCCGCCATCTCCTGAATGAATTGAAGATCAAGAAGTCTTTCACTCCAGATATCATTTACATTGACTACTTGAATATCTGTATGTCATCGAGGTTGAAACATGGAGCCAACGTCAATTCTTATACCTATGTCAAAGCAATCGCAGAAGAGTTGCGCGGACTCGCAGTGGAGTTCAATGTACCTATCGTCAGTGCGACTCAAACAACTCGAAGCGGATATTCGAGCAGCGACTTGGGACTGGAAGATACATCAGAATCCTTTGGACTCCCAGCCACAGCTGATTTTATGTTTGGGCTCCAGACCTCAGAGGACATGGAGTCAAGAAATCAGATTATGGTTAAGCAGCTCAAAAATCGCTATTCTGATCCAGGGACTATTCGTCGGTTTGTTATTGGGATTGATCGTAGCAAAATGCGTCTCTTTGATGTAGAGCAAAGTGAACAGGAGGACATACTTGATGGTCCAGTGATGGATAGAACTAAGTTCGGTGAGGAAGATACCGAACGCAGTAAGCCAAAGAAGAAGTTTGACAAGTCCATGTTTGCGGGGTTCAAGTGATGAATTATCGAGTAGTAGAAGGAATCAATTTCACCGTAGTCGAAACTGCAACTGACCATATCATCAAAACTTATAAAACGCTAAAGGAGGCTAAGTCCTTTATGCGATATCTAAACCTTGGTGGTGGTTTCGATGGATTTACTCCTGAATTTATTTTAAAAAAAGTTGAATATAAGCCGAAAAAGAATAAGAGAGATGTATAAATAAACTCAAAGCGAATGCGTGTTGTGTCTGCAGCACAAGAGGCAAGTTGTATTTTACAGTCAGGAATAATCGGGAATAACGGTGGGGTTCCGCCCGATCGCATTCGTTTTGAGGGTAGGGGAGAGGGCGCAATGCTCTCTCCCTTTTTTATTACCTAAATAGAGTTAAATGAGGAATGACAATGGCTTCCGTAAACTCTATTGAGCAGTTAGAAAATAGTTTGAAGCAACTTGGATACGGCGTATTCAAGAGAGATAGCTCAACTAGATTAGTAGTTTACACTTCAGAAGAGCGTATATCATTTTTAAAATTGATGGCTGCTACTTTTGATGGAACATATACTCCTCAAAAAACTGGTCCTGGCTGGAGAAGTTCAGTCGGCGCTGCCCAAATAGGCAGTTTGATGATACTTGCAAAACCACAGGCAAAGGGTGGAGCAGCTGCTAGCGTATCATCATTAGATGCTAGAATTTTCACGACTCTTGGTACCAAAGGTAAATTCAATTATATGGGTCAAGATGTTAGTGTGGTTTCATTTACAAAAGCGAAAACATTAGCGGAAAGTATCGTAAAGGGGTGTGAAGCATCAAATATCCTAGGCAAAGAATATGCTGAAATGTTTGAAGACTTTTTCGAAACTGGAAAATTTGTTTGGGCACCATCCTTACCAGCACCAGTAGTTAACAAGCTAGGCGTGTACACTGGCGAAGTATTAGTTGGTTGGGTGTTATTAGCTAACAAAGGTTCAAAATTTTTCGAAAGTAATCCATTCAAGGGTGATGTTAAAGCATTTCATATGCCGACTGATCCTGCTTTCAGTGGCGTTGACAGTTTTGTTGAATTTAGAGATGGGACTTATATTGGTATTAGTTCTAAGTTTGGTGTCGGCGCTAAAGCAAGTTTCTTCACTAATATGTTAGAAAAAGGTATCAAGGGTAGAACAAAACTTAAGAATGGTGTCTTCAAAGATATATGTGATGTATGCGCGACTAACAATATAGAGTATAAAAAATCAAAAGAAATAGTATACACTTATGGTGTTAAAAAATTATTGAAATTGAACATAACTAGACCATCTGCCGTTTTTGATGCTATTGTTGCTGGTAAAAAAGATCCAGATTTAAATAAAGTCGTACTGGCTATAAAATCATATCCTGGCGTAAACGAAGATATAAAAAAGAAATTGCCGAACAGTGTAAGTGCATTTTTTAACAGAACGATTGCAGATAAATTGAACAAAGATCAAAATAGTATTGAAGAAATTAAAAAAATATTAGAAGGTAAAGATTTCTTTCAAGCTAACTTGAATATTAATGAATGGTTAAAAGGTAACGTAAAATTTAAATTTGTGAAGTCTGGGAAATCTACGCTCAAATTTATTGGTTCTAAGAGCGCGATTGATGATACTAAATCAAAACAGGGCTGGATCAACTATGAATTATCTGCTCCGAAATAGCTTGACTTTTTTTCAAATCCGAGGTATCATAATACCATGAAAAGATTTAAAGAGTTCAAGGATCAGGGGATCCTAACGATATTCGACATAGACGAGACTTTGTTTCATACCACAGCTAATGTTATCGTTCGTGGTCCAGGTGGAGTTATTCGTCGCAAGCTAAACAATAGAGAGTTCAATAACTACAAACCCAAGTTTGATGATAAGCTAGACTTTAGCGAGTTTCAGAACGCTGATATGTTCTATCAAACATCTCGTCCTATTCGCAAGATGTTTAACAGAATAAAGTTGATCATGCGTATGAAGAAAAACCCAAATTCAAAAGTAATTCTTCTTACAGCTCGTTCTGATTTTGATAATAAAGATAAGTTTCTCGCCACGTTTCGTAAGCATGGTCTGACCGAGATCGATGACATTCATGTTCATCGCGCTGGCAACTTGTTAGGATATTCTGCTGCAGAAGCTAAAAGAGTTTTCATCGAACAGTATCTAAAGACTGGCAAGTTCTATAAAGTACGCCTATTTGATGACTCTGAATCTAATCTTAAAATGTTTAATCGCCTGAAGTTGAAGTACCCCAACGTCGACTTTGATGCTTGGCAGGTGATTTATGGCGGCGAGGTAAAGTCATATAAATACCAATAAAGAGGTATTTTTATGATTGGTTTCAATTCCTATCTTACTGAATCCTTGGATGTCGAGAAATTAAAACATCTCGAGCATGCCGAGGATCACATTATTCATGGCGGGCACGAGGGCGTCAAGCATGCTGCGTCAACCCTCGAAGATGTACATAATTTTTTACAAGGTAAGAAAACAACCACCAAGATCACACAGAAATATGATGGCGCGCCATCAGTAGTTTTCGGTCGTAACCCAGAGAACGGAAAGTTCTTTGTAGCTTCGAAGTCAGCTTTTAATAAAGACCCAAAGCTGAATTATTCGCCGAAAGATATCGAAGCCAATCACGGGCACGCTCCTGGGCTAGTTGAAAAGCTCAAGGCAGCATTAGAACATCTCCCAAAAATTATGCCAAAAGAAGGTGGTGTGTATCAGGGCGACTTGATGTACACGAAACCTGACGTAACTGAAAAAGAAAGCAGCTATTCATTTACACCAAATACGATCACCTACGAAGCTGATAAAGATTCAGCTCATGGTCGTAAAATTGCTGCATCGAAATTAGGAATTGTCGTTCATACCAAGTACAAAGGTAAGAAGTTGGACGACATGAAAGCAGACTTTAATGTCAACCATGGTTCATTTAAACAGGATCCAGATGTTCACACCATTAATCCAGAAATCGACCAAGGGCAAATATCAAATATCGAAAGTAAGAAATATAAAGACCATATCAATAAAGCAACACAACTTTACTCAAGTATGGATCCTGACATCTTTAATACTGTTGACGGGCATGATGTTAATATCAAAACTTATATCAATGATACTGTAAGAAACGATACAAAACCTACTGCTGATGGTTACCATCAGTTTATGAAAGCCAAGCTGCAAAAAGAAGTAGATAAATTAAAATCAGAAGCTGGCAAGAAAAAGAAACAAGAGCAAGCCGATACAGTATTATCACATATCAAAGCACATAAGAAGCAGCTTGGCGATATTCTTCAATTACATGGTCATATGCAGCAAGCCAAAGACACTCTCGTTGGCGCACTATCTCGCAATCAAGAATTTAAGACAACAATCGGTGGCAAGGCAACTAAGCCCGAAGGATTTGTTGCAACTCGTGGCGGTCGTCCATCAAAGCTAGTTGATCGCGCCGACTTCAGCCGTAGCAACTTTTTAACTGGCGCTTTCCGCAAGAACGAAGAACAAGAGCCACCAGCTGACAGTAAACCAAAAAATCCAGTTGTATTTTCGTTCGGGCGTATGAACCCACCAACAACTGGTCACAAAGTTCTTGTTGATAGAGTTCACGATTTGGCTAAAGAAAACAACGCAAAACATAGCGTTGTATTGTCACATTCAGTTGACCCAGAAAAGAATCCGCTGACTGCTGAACAGAAGCTGAAACACGCTAAGAGATTTTTCCCAAAAACTAATTTATCCGTAGCTTCGAAAGAAGAGCCATCTTTTCTTCATCATGCACAAAAGCTACACAAGGCGGGTCATGATCATCTGATTATGGTCGCTGGCTCTGATCGTGTTGATGAATATAAGAAAACGCTCGACAAATATAATGGCGAGGGCGAGGGTAAGCTGTTCAACTTTAAGAAAGTCGATGTTGTTTCTGCTGGTCAGCGCGACCCAGACGCAGAGGGTGACGTCGGTATGTCTGCTAGCAAAATGCGCGGTCATGCTATTACGAATAAGTTCGGCGAGTTTAAGAAAGGCATTCCTTCGCACATACATCCCGAGCATGCGCGCGAGCTGTATAATGATGTTCGTAAAGGTATGGACATTAAGATCGATGCAAATACACCTGCAATTTCGCTAGGTAAGTATTCCAAGCGTCAGGATATTATTGGCGCGAGAGCTCGTAAAGAGCAAGAACGCAGAGCCAGAATGAAACAGTCTATGGTAAAGCGCGGCGTTAAAGAAGAAAATCTTTCAATTATAATGAAAAAAACGGCGCTAGTAGAAACTTTACTTTCTTCAGTAAGAGGTAAATTTCACTAAATAGAGGTGCAGAAAGCTACGGCAATCCTGCATTGTTTTTGGATAAGCCTACAGGGAAACTCCAATGTCCGAAGAAGAAAATAGTCTCCAAAGTCCTCAGCTAGTCTTCAATGAACAGCAAGAAGGGGTTGCCGTAGTCCTTTCTGAAAAGGAGACAGTCGCACTCTACAAAAAATCTCACCAAACTGGCTACTCGTTCGACACTTTACAGGAAGTGTATCGTCGAGGCTATTTGACATGGGATTTACACCTCAACGAATCACCAGAACAAACTGCGTTTAATCGCGTAAACTCATTTATCGCTGGCGGGAAGGCTGCACAAATGGACGAAGATTTAATGGAAGGTAAGCGTGGTCTGTGGGATAACATTCACGCCAAGAGAAAAAGAATTAAGGCAGGATCGGGCGAGCGTATGCGCAAGCCTGGATCAAAAGGTGCACCAACTGCTGCCGACTTCAAAGCATCGCAGAGCGAAGAATACACAGGCGCTGAGAAAACATCAAAAAAGATGGAAGAGCCAGCCAGCCGTTTCGTTGGCACTACTGCTCTTACCGATACATATAAGAATGCAACTCCAGGACAAAAAGTAAAGAAAATCGTCAAGGAAGTTGTTGAAGAAAATATTTACGAGCTTTATAACTGCGGTTGTAAACACTGTGACCAGCTTCAAGAGAAGTGGTCAGACTCTAAGCACAAGAGTCCTTCGGGCGGTTTAACTCGTTCTGGCGTAATGGCATATCGTCGTGAAAATCCAGGCTCAAAGCTACAAACTGCAGTTACTACAAAGCCATCAAAGTTAAAGAAGGGTAGCAAGGCAGCAAAGCGTCGTAAGTCATTCTGCGCTCGTATGGGTGGGATGAAGAAACGACTGACTTCAGCTAAGACTGCTCGTGATCCAAATTCAAGAATCAACAAAGCACTAAGAAAGTGGAATTGCTGATTAATCTAACTAAATATATCGTTCCATTAATTATGAAGGAGAAATATAATGGATAATACAATTGCTTGGGTAATTATTATTGGCGCTGCAGCCATTTGGGCTATTTGGAAGTGGATTTGGCCAAAGGCTGACGTGAATGGTGATGGCAAGGTTGACGCAGCCGATGCTAAGGCAGCAGCTGATGTTAACAAGGATGGTAAGGTTGATGCAGCCGATGCTGTCGAGGCAGTTAAGAAAACTGCTACTCGCGCTAAGAAGGTTGCAACTAAGAACGTTGCTAAGGTAGCAGCAAAAACAAAGGCTAAGAAGTAACATGAACGAACTTACAGAAGCACTAAAGAAAGCACTAGCTGATACGTTCGCTTTCTATTTGAAGGCGCATAATTTTCACTGGAACGTTGAAGGCGCGAACTTTAACGATTACCATGCTTTTTTCGGTGCTCTGTATGCCGATGCTTGGGGCGCTGTGGATCTAATTGCAGAACATATTCGTACATTGGATTCATACGCTCCTGGCTCGTTCTCGCGTTATTCAGAGCTTACAAAAATCAAGGATGAAGTTAATATCCCTTCGGCAATGTCAATGATGACAAAGCTAGAAGCTGATAACAGAATAGTTATCGAGTCGCTTACTACTGCAATGAAAGCAGCTGATAAGGCTGGTAAACCAAATATTTCTAATTTTCTTCAGGAACGCATCGACGCCCATGACAAACATGGGTGGATGTTAAGAGCTATTTCGAAAGGCTAATCATGGATAAGGACTATCGTTCACTAGAACATAAGATCAGAGACGTTGTAGCAGAAGCGTCAATGAATCGTAACACCGACCTTCGCCGCAAGGTAGTGAATGTTGGTCGTCCTGACACAGCGCCATCGAATTTCGACGATAAGTCAAAGCTCGCCAAGCAGGGTGAGATCAAGACAAAGATTATCGATGAAGATAAGAACCATGGTTTATTTAAATATAATAAAAGAAGCGGTCTTTGGGATCATCAAAGAAGTGTGACACCAGAAACAAAAGATCAGTGGTTACATCAATTTAAAAAAGATGAACCAGATGAACATTTTGTGGTTTCAAAAAATAAACCAAAACATAATCCTTTAAAAGAAAATGCTATCGCCGAAGCAAAAGACAAAGAAGATGATGAAGACAAGGATGACAAGAACAAAAAGGTTGATGCTGACGCCGACGACAAGGACGATAAGAAAAAGTCCAAGAGTGGCGACGCAAAGAAGCCTGAAGATCAGATGAGTGGCGGCAAGACCGAAGTTGATCTAGAACCAAAGACAGACGATAAGGTTGTTGTTGATTCCGATGATAAGCCAAAGAAAACAAAAAAAGTAACGAAGGAAGAAACTATGATGAGATCAGACAATAAGTTTGGGCTTCCACAGGATCTTATCGATGCTGTCACTGAAGCTCTCAAGGGTGGGCAGAAGAAGCTCGATAAGAATAACAACGGTAAGCTCGACGGTCACGATTTTAAGATCCTTCGCGGCGAAACAAAAGCGAAGGCAAAGCCAGAGCACGATAAGGCTCGTACAGCTTTTACCGCCAAGGAAGAAGTTGAAGAGATCGATGAAGTATCAAAGGAATATTTGAAAACAGCAGCCAGAAAGGCTGAAGCTGATTATCGCGATCGTGAGAAGAAGGGTGGCGATCTTTATAAAGATAAAATGATGAAAAAGCGCAACGATCAGTCTTGGAGATTCCGTATCGCTGCTTCTCAAAAGGAAGAAGTTGAAGAGATCGATGAAGCTGTAAAAACTGGCAACGAAGGTCACGGCTACCATGGCGAAGCACACCACGCTGCCAAGGGCGAGGACAAGATGGCTGAAGCTGGTAAGGCATATGCCAAGGCTCATTCGCTTGTAAAGAAGCATGCAGCTGATCACCTCAAGAATGCTAAGAATCCAAACGTAATGGTAAAGCATTATCTTGACTCGAAGCATGGTCGTCATCTTTATGGCAACGAAAACAATGCTGCCTATGTAAAGAAGGACTTCGGTCATTTCGCTAAGAAGTATGATGCTAAGATGCACGAGGAAGTTGAAGAGCTTGATGAGCTGTCAAAGCAAACTCTTGCTAGCTATGTAAACAAAGCTGGCGATTCTCGCACTGTGCAAGGCTATACAATGGCTAAGTCTAATTCAACGGCTATTAAGAAAAGGGCTCTTAATAGAGATGTGAATAGAATGACAGGAATTAGAAGGGCAACTAATCGTCTTGCAAAAGAAGAAGTAGAGCTTTCAGCAGATGAAATCGCTCGTCTCGAGGAAATTTCAAAGGGTCTATGATGATTAAGTTTAGTCAGTATCTCGACGAGAAAAAAGCAACGAAGGATTCGATTGCAACAACTGCAACTTCGAGTCCTCTACGTGGTCAGAACCAAGATCAAAGTGGTTTCAGCCCATCTCATTCGACTGCTGACTACACTATCAGCGACTCAAAGAAGGCAAAAGTAAAGGAAGACGACAATATCGATAAGGTAAATGCTGTGGCAGCAGCCTTGAAGAGTATGTCGACTTCTAGTGGCAACACTGCTCCATCTTCGACCAATAAGCCATCGATGCCTAACGTAAACGCTCCTGGCTCGCCCGATATGTTCAAAACTGAGAAGAAGCTAAAAGAAGGTTTCGTTGGCGGTGTTGGTTCTGTAAGACAAACTCCAGTAACAATGAAGTCTGCTGGTTCTTCACATATGAAGGGCGGAAGTCATCTTCAACATGACGCCGATCGTCGTAGAGTGCAGCTTGATAAGTTTGCGCAACAACGTCGCGACCAGCAGGAAAAAGAGCGCGAGCGCGCACAGAAAGAGCGCGAGAAGGCAGCAATCGATCGTCAAAAAGAAGCACAAAAAGCTATAAAGGCGAACGAAGAGTTAGAAGAAGCCAAAGCAGTTTCACAGGCACAGCAGAAGGCAGCTGGTGCTGCTCTTGCCACACAGCGTGGTGAATATGCTGGCGGTAAGAAGGGTGGAACTGTTAATCGTATGGCTCTCATGAAGCGATCAGAACTCGAGAAAATTGCTGGTACTAAGCGTAAGGAACTTCCTGTTCATAAGGAAGAAGCAGAGCTTGATGAGGCTCGTCGCGGTCGCCCACCAAAGAATAAGACCGCAGAGGATCCTGGTTCTGACAATATCATCATGCAGCTTCGTAAGGTTATTACATTGCGCGGTCAAGCACCAGTAACATTTGTTGACGGTAAGAAAGCTAATCTTTCGCCAGCAACTGCTCATCGTTTGCTAGCCATGTATGATAACCTAAAAACATCGCTCGATAAACACTCGTTTTCACAGCGTATTCACAAGAGTGCAGACTCAATGCGTGATGTGATTGCTGGTAAGAAAGAAGTTCAAAAGCCAAAGATCTCTCTTGGCGGTTTTAATAAAGGTAAGTAAAATGCCTATCGTAATCGGTGGTAATGTAATTGACGTAAATGCAGTTGCGGCGCAACAACAGCAACCAGCATCTCAACCACAACAAAACCAAAGCGTATCTTTTCAAGAAGTTAGATCCGCAGCTGAAAAACAAATAGTTAGAAATGGCAATAGAGTTGTAGCCCCAGCGCAGCCAAGAGCTCGCATAAACCCAGAAGACAATTTAGTAGTTGTTGGGGGTAAAGCAAAGAAAATCGGTAAGCAGTCAAAATATCTACTCGACATGCTTACTATCGACGAATAATAAATAATAAAAACTTTCTCTAGGAGGATATTTAAATGGCACAATGGGGTAGAAATGATCAGTCAGTAACTGCTAATGGCAGTACTACTAAAGAAACTTCTAACGGTGCGCCAATCGGCACCTACGCTCTTGTGAAGGGCGACCAGGTCAATCGCGTTGATGGCGCTAATGCTCACTTTGGTAATACATCTGCTGGATCGCGCGCTGGTGTCGACGTTAACATGTTCGGTAACACAACTCTTGGCGCTTTCATTCCAGGTGTTGCGGTTGGTGTATTCGGCGTCGACACAGCTGAAATGGGAGTTTCAAGCGGCAACCTTGCTTCCGCTGTAGTAACTTCTGGTGGTTCTGGCTATACAGGTAATGCTGTTGTTACTCTATCATTTGCAAATGGTAGCACCAATGCTACTGCAGTAAATGCTTTTGCAAACGTAACAGCTGGTGTTGGTGGCAGCATTACTAGCCTTCTTATCAACCAGGCTGGTTCTGGGTACACTGTTAACCCAACTGTAACTATTGCTGCTCCATCAGCTATCAACATTACAGCTAACTCAACTGGCTTCAGCAATACAAATGACGTAATCCTTATTTCTACTGCTAACTCGAAGTTCCAGTCTGGTGACAGATTGTATTATGGTGTTCCTTCGGGCAACACTCCAATTGCTCCGCTTTCGGGCAACACATACTACTATGTTTCGTTTGCCAATACAACTGCGATTGCTCTTTCACTAACTGCAACTGGCGCAAATATCGACCTAACCGATGCTCGTGTAACCAATCCTGGTGAAACTCACACTGTAACTGGTGACACTGCAACTGGTTATGTTGTAGTTGGTGGTGCAAAGAACCGTGGCGTAACTCACGCTGGTTGGGTTCTCCGCACTGAAGGCACTGGTGGGCGCGCTGGTCGTGTTCAGTACGAGACACTCGTAGCCATGGGATCGCTTGGCGCGCAGACAGCTGCTTATGGCACACCTGCTGCAGTAGCCGACGCTGGTGACGACGCAAGACTTCCTGACTCTTGATAGTTGAGATCTTAGATTATGTCGAACGACGCTAAAAAAACGTCTCAACTTGGTGTAGCTACTGCCCTGTCAGCAAATGACAGGGTGGTTGTACTTACCAATCCATCAGCAACTGCTCAAACACAAACAATTACAGTTACAAATTTTGCGAACTCTATCGTCCAATATGTACAAAATCCAATACCAAATACAACATTTGTAGCCAATACTGTTACTGTAGCTTCTAATGGCGCTTCTAATGTAGCATTCTTCAGTTATACAATCGGATCTGGTAAAACTGGCTGTTCTGATATAATATTACATGCTAGAGATACTGTTACAGACAGCACTACTGCTGCAAATATTTTAACTGTTGCTA